TTAATGGTAATGCAGTAATAAGAGGCAATTTAACAGTTGAAGGCAGCACTACAACTATTAATACAACAAATGTTAATATTGAAGACTTAATTATTAATTTAGGTGCAGTTAATACTCCATCGAATAGCACAGCAAACGGCGGCGGAATTGTACTTGAAGGAGGAACGGACGGCAATAAGTCATTATTGTGGGATTTAAGCACTACTAGTTGGAAATCTTCAGAAAACATTAATCTTTTAAATGGAAAAGGGTATTATGTTAACGGATTTGAAGTTTTAAGTCAAACAGCATTAGGTTCCACGGTTACTAGTGCTCCAGGTCTAAGTACCGTTGGAATTTTATCGTCTTTGCAAGTTGCTAATCTGTCTGTTACTGGATCTACACTTAGTTTTACAAATTCGTCTATTACTGATGGAACTATATTTTTAGCTCCAAAGAATGCAGGTACCGTTGATGTTGGAAGCAAAAAAATTACCAATCTTGCTGCACCATCTATTGGTACAGATGCTGCAAATTTATCGACAGTAAATCAATATGTACAATCAGCACCGCTAGGACTAGCATCGGATACCACTGGATTAACAAATGCACAGATTGCCTCGCAGATTCTTGCTAACGTGTATCCTGCGATAGAACATACGAATAATACAATTTGTCGAATTTATTGTATTAATAGTGGAGTCGGTACAGCAAAAGCATATCAATTAGTCAGCGGAGTGTGGACCTGGCAAAATGACTTATAATAACTAGTCGAAATGGAATAAATACTATAAATTAGGACGACAGAGATGCCATATACTATAAACAGATACAGCGGAGCACAACTTGCAGTAATTGCAGACGGTACAGTTGATAATTCAACTGATGTTACTTTAATCGGTAAGAATTATGCAGGGTACGGCGATGCACAAAATGAGAATTTTCTTTACTTATTAGAAAATTTTTCTAACAACTCACCTCCACCGAAGCCAATCTCAGGACAAATTTGGTTTGATTCTTCCTCTAGCAAGTTGAAGTTTTATGATGGTAGCAAATTCCGTACGACAGGTGGCGCAGAAATTAGTGCAGTTGCTCCTACCGGGTTAACAACTGGTGATTTTTGGTGGGATACCGTAAATAATCAATTATATTCTTGGAATGGCTCTGCATATGTTTTAATAGGCCCTCAAGGTGTTCCTGGATCTGCAACAACAGAAATGATATCTGCAAGTGTACGGGATACACTAGGAACAGCACATACAGTTATCGAAGCAGTTGTAAATGGTACAACTGTTTATATAATCAGTCCTGATGCAGAATTTACCTTAGATCCAGTAATTAATCCAATCACTGGTTTCACAAAAATAGAACAAGGTATTACATTAGTTAATACAAACAATAATTCGCAACCTGGTCAAACTCAAACATCTCATCGATTCTGGGGAACTGCAACTAATTCAGACAGATTAGGCGGGTATACATATAATCAATTTGTGTTATCGAGCAGTCCGTCATTTTCTACACTTGCAAATTTTTCAGATGCTGGGTTTACTATAGGCAATACACCTAGACTACGTGTTTTTAACAATGGTAGTACTACTCCGACTATTCAAAATCAAATTAGCGATGCTATAGTATTCCAGACTACTGTTAATTCCGCAACTGTTACTCCGATGCAATTAGTAGGAACAGATATTTTGCCAGGCGCAGATAACACTACTAATTTAGGAACTAGTTTATTAAGGTTTTCAACAGTTAATGCTGTAACATTTAACGGAATTGCAACGCAAGCAAATTCGATAACATTAGGAGCAGGCACAGCGACTGCTAGTACTGTGGCAACTGCTGGAACTCTAGTTGCAAGAACAACAGTAGATCAAGTTATTAATGGCGTTACTATAACAGCAGGTGCAGTTCAAGGTACGTATTTTGTTGGTACTGCAACTAGCGCAAATTATGCAGACTTAGCGGAAAAGTATCTAGCAGATGCAGATTACGATGTAGGAACGGTTGTAATGGTAGGCGGAACCCAAGAAGTAACTGCATGTTGCGTAGGATCTCGTGCAATAGGTGCAGTCAGTGCAAATCCTGCGTATATGATGAACGCAGAATTGGAAGGAGGCACTTTTATTGCACTAAAAGGACGTGTTCCTGTTAAGGTAGTTGGACCTGTAAATAAAGGTGACAGACTTGTATCGGGCGATACCGGTTGTGCAAAAGTGCCAACGGACTCGTACATCGATGTGTTTGCAATTGCACTAGAAGACAATAACGATCCGAACATCAAACTTGTCGAATGTTTAGTACTTTAAAAATAAGTATTATACATTTTGAGGTAACGAATGGCAAGTCAAGGTTCAAAAATATTAGCATCGGATTATAATGGATTGCAAACTACGGTTGCTAATATATTAGGTTCCGGATCGGGATCACTAGGTTATGGTCAAACAGTATTGAGTTCTCAAGTATCTAATGTCACTGCTACAAAGATTACCACAGCACAATGGTCGAATTTAGTAACAGATATTTTAAATTGCTATTATCATCAGGGAATTTCTTTAACTACTGTTCCTGTTGCACCTAGTTCGGGACAACTTGTATATTATAATAATACATCGTCGCCATCGATAAGTTTTAGCACCTATAATGCTGCGGTGACAGCTATTAACGCAAATCCCCGAGTATTTCCGGCAGCTGGGCAATATAGCGGTGCGGTATTAGCGAACCCATCGTTAACCAATATGGCATGGGGAACACATACTCATACTTCAGTGATAACATTCGGAACAAATGCTCAATTTAGGTACTTTTTTAATTCTGGAGGAAGAATAGAAATTACACCTACAATTGCAGGAGGCGGATTATCTAGTGCAGATCCTTCGACAAGCCTCGATTTAGCGTGGCAAACAATTTTTAATAGATTCGGAACTATGTACTTGTACTGGAATTCAACCGCTGTAACTAATACAACATATACTAGCGGTGTAAATCAGTCAGTGAATGTTGCTTCGAGCATTGGTGCATACCAGTTAACGACATCTTATCAGGTATTATTAACCTCGTTAACTCCTGCAGGTGGCTCGTATAGTCCAAACCAATATCAAATTAATGTAGCAGTTGATAATAGTTCGTTGCCTACTGCAATATCGATACAGTGCGTATTTTCGGATTCGTCGTATGGAACAGGAACACCGACATGGGCAGTAAAAGAACCGGTTGACAGCACTATTACAAACACAATTTCTTATACAAGGGCATCGGGGTCGTATGTTTCGGTAGTACCTCCGTCGCTAGGATCATCAACATTCTCTTAATAAATAATAGACATGAGGTAGTAAATGGGAACTATTCAAGCATCGCAATATAATACGTTACAAGGCACTGTAGCAAATATTTTAGGACAAGGGTCGGGTTCGTATGCTTCTAATCCTGTTGTTGGCTCTAATCAGTTATTTGGATATGGTCAACCGGTGACTAGTTCGCAAGTTGCGACAAAAACAGAAATCACAGTTGCCCAGTGGACTGCATTAAGAAATGATATACTAGCATGTTATTATCACCAAGGATTGTCATTGACACTACCAGCAGTACCTTCAAAATCTACTGAAATTACACAAGAAGATTTTAATTATTATTCTGCGATTGTTTCGGCAATTGATATTGATGTTAATAGGTTAGCGTTTCCGGCATCCGGCCAATATAGCGGTGCAATTATTGATTCACCGACAAAAACTAACTGGACGAATATTGCTACGCATACAGTGACAGTTAATTTTCCATCTTATACTAGCAATGCTCAACTGGTATCTTCTTCTGATTGTGCGAGATTTTTCTTTAATACAGGCGGTAGAATAGAAATCACGCCGACTATTGCTGGTGGCGGACTTGTAACATACGACCATTCTGCATTACTAGATCAAGCGTGGAAGACCATTTTCAATCGTATCGGTACAATATATTTGAATTATCAGTCAACATCTTGTTCCAATAATTCTTACACTAGTGGCCCGAGTCAAACAGTATATGTGTCGTCTTCGATTGGAGTTAACAATCTAACAACTTCATATCAAACAATACTAACGTCAACAACTGCTTCGGGTGGAACATATTATCCTAACCAGTATGTAGTTAATGCAAAAGTAAATCAAACACCGAATCCTTCACAAATCATTCTTCAAATTTTATTTGAAGATGTAGCACAAGACAATGGAATTCGAAATAACGAACCGATTGATAGTACAATAACTAGTACAGTTGCATTTACAAGAGCATCCGGTTCTTATGTTTCTGTAGTTGCACCGGTTGCAATCAATTCATCGTTCGTTTAAATCAAAATTTAATTTTTGACTTGACTTAACTGATAACTAGTAGTACAATATTACTAGAGGTTAGTTATGGACGAAAGGATCGAAAAAGCATTTGATGTAGCAAATTACATGGCTACATTGTCTAATCAACGTCGAGTTATTTTAGAAGAATTTAATCAAAAATTAGTTTTCTATATCAATGGTGGAACGTTTAAAGTCTCTCCGGAATTAATTACATTTGTACGAATGACTTTGGATCTAGGCCATACAACAGATATTCCATTTGTAGATTCGAATAGTTTTCCGGTTGTAATAAATGATGTAAATCAATTTTTTGATAGTATCGTTGATGTATATTTTCAATCAGTAAACGAGTATTCAGTTAAATATACCGATATTAAAAGTAAAAGAAGTATCAAGGATATTGTTGATTTATGAGCAAAGGTGCTGTAATTTTTGCTCATAATAATGTTGGAGTCGATTATGTAAAAATGGCCATTTTTTGCGCCAGTCAAATAAAGAAATATCTCGATATTCCGGTAAGCATTATTACTAGCGATATCGAATATCTTTCAAACTTTCCCGATCATGGGTTTGACAAGGTAATTGATGTACCAAACGAAATTTCTAGTAAGAAACGCTACTATGACGGATCGTTAACGGTAAACGAGTATGAATGGAGAAATACTACTCGGTGTACTGTATACGATCTAACACCTTACGATACAACATTAGTTGTTGATAGCGACTATATCATTAATTCATCATTGTTAAAAACAGCACTCGATCGCGACGAGCCGTTTCAAATTTATCGAAATAGTCTCGATCTGGCAGATTGGAGGAATCGAGATTCATTCATTAAAATAAACTCGTATTCAATACCGTTTTATTGGGCAACGGTTTTTATTTTTCGAAAAGATAGTGTTACACAGGCTTTATTCGATCTTGTTACCTATATAAAATCAAATTGGGAATATTTTAAGATTTTATATGGTATCGATTATCATTTGTATAGGAATGATTTTGTTTTTAGTATTGCAATCCATATTATGAATGGAAAAACTAACGGTGAATTTGCAACAGAGCTGCCAGGATTAATGACGTATACTCTTGATAGAGATTTACTAGTAGAAATGAATAACGATAGAATGCAATTTTTAATAGAGAAAAAAGATCACTTAGGCGAATACATTGCAGCAAAAACATCAGGGTTGGATGTTCATGTTATGAATAAGATAAGTTTATTAAGATTTATCGACGGAGGTAACGGTGTCTAAAGGATTTGTAATTTATGCTCAAAATACTAAAGAAACAAACTATGTTAGACAGGCATACGCATTGGCTTTATCTATTAAGTATAGTCAGAAATCTGTAACTAATGTAACATTAGTTACTAATAATAGAGTTCCGGCAAAATATAAGGCGGTGTTTGATAATGTTTTTAAAATTCCATGGGGTGATCACGCTAAAGGTTCTCGATATAATGCAGAAAACAGATGGAAATTATACCATATAACTCCGTATGACGAAACAATTGTATTAGATTCTGATATGCTTCTTCTAGAAGATATAGAAATTTGGTGGAAATACTGTAGTAATTTTGATGTAAAATTTTGTTCGAAAATTAAAAATCATAAACTTGACACAGTAATTGATACGATTCACAGAAGAGCATTTATAGAAAATGGACTAAGCAGTCCATATTATGCGTTGCATTATTTCAAAAAAACAGATAGAGCTCGAGACTTTTATAAAGTATTAGAGTTTGTTTGTAAAAACTGGGAATGGTGCTATACCGCGTATGCCTCTAACTTTTATCAAAATTGGTTAAGTATGGATTTAGCAACAGCAATTGCTGTTGAGATTTTAGGTAATTATGAAGCAAGTATTGACAGTTGTTCACCTTTAGAATTTATACATATGAAGTGTGCAATTCAAGAATGGGATAAAGAGTTTACATCATGGTTAAACGCTGTGTCTTATATGCTTAATAGCAAAGGTGAAGTGTTAGTCGGTAATATTAAACAATCAAAATTATTTCATTATATAGACGATGAGTTTTTGTCCGACACTATTTTAAATCAGCTAGAGGAACTTGCAAATGATTAATCCTATTCCTCAGTATTATGTGTATTACGAAAGTAAAACAGGAAAAATATTATCGATAACTAATGAAAAAGACGACCAATATCAGACTTATTTAGAAGTAGATCATGATGAAATTTCTGGGTTTTTTACTGGACAAAAACTTTGGCACGAGTATGTAGTTAGGAATGTAAAAACCACCGATAATAGAATAATTCCGTCGATTATCTCTATCGAAACTCCAACTTATGATTTTAAGAACAACGATTTTTTGAATATAGGTTTACATTCGGTTAAGAACGCTGATTTAAAAATCTCGTGGGATTTGCCAAATTCATGCTGGAGATTTGCATTGAGTAATGATGCAAAAAAAATATTCAAAGATAATATTTTTAAAGGAGCAATGATGTTTTTTGTTACATTAGAAGATGACTTCGATTTTCTAATAAGAACTATAATAATCGATGTTGATACTTTATTCTTTTCAAAAGAAATAAAAATACCATTTGAATCGTCATTTGAGTTAAAACCTAAAAAAACATCAATTTTAACGATACAAATATTTAGATCTTACAGTTTAAAATTATATGAGTAAAATAAAAATTATTGAACAAGATGTTATTTTTCTTAGCTACGATGAACCAAACGCTGAGAAAAATTATGCAGATTTACTAACCAAACTACCTTGGGCTAAACGAGTCCATGGAGTCAAAGGAAGCGATTCTGCTCACAAAGCATGTGCAGCGTTGAGTGAAACAGAATACTTTGTTACTGTTGATGCCGATAATATTATTGACCCGAGATTTTTAAAAGTCGAAATTGATTTAGATGAATTAAAATTAACTCCTGAACATGTCTTTAGTTGGTGTGGAAAAGTTCATGTTAATGGCCTAATGTACGGAAACGGCGGACTTAAACTATGGACACGTAAATTTGTTAATGAAATGAAAACACATGAAAATTCGGATCCCGATGATGTGAAAGGAAAAGTTGAATTTTGTTTCGATCATCGATATTATCAATTCAATGATAATTATTCAACAAGTTACACTAATGCTAGTCCTTTTCAAGCGTTCCGTGCAGGATTTCGTGAAGGAGTAAAAATGTCGTTAGATCAAGGAGCAAAGGTTGATGACTTAAAAACAATTTGGTGGCAGAATTATCATAGGTTACTAATTTGGTGTAATATCGGTGTAGATGTTGATAATGGTCTGTGGTCAATTTATGGTGCAAGAGAAGGCGCGTATTTAACTAACTGTACAGACTGGGATTATAGTCTAGTAAGAGATTTCGATTGGTTAACACAAGAATGGGTTGATAAGTATAGCACAGTGACCGAAGATATGTTACCGTATGAAATTTCTGGGTTAGGAAATTCATTAAGAAGAGAATGTGGATTAGAAATTTCTGATTTTGACAAGTACGGATCGGCATTTTTTAAACAAGTTTATAATAATACTCCGAGAATACTGCGTAGAAAATAATGTACGATATCATGTATGTTGTTAAGAATTCTGAAGATATGGCAGAATTTGAACGATTTAAAAAACGGTTCCCATTGGCAAAAAGTATACAAACGTATGACGATGCCGTTCGTAAATCTTTTACAAAAGCATTTTGGATAGTTTGGTCAGATTTAGAAATTGAAAAGTCATTTAATTTTGAATATGAAATATCGATCTGGGATGAGGAATATATTCATGTGTTTAAGAATAGTAATTCTTTTGATGGCGTATGTTTAGTTCCTAAAAAATCAAAAGTTTCGGTTAGAGAATTTGATAGACGATTTTTCGTTAGCAGGAAAGAAATTGATATTTTAGCAAGTACTAATAAACCGTACGACATTGTATTTATTAGCTATAATGAACCAAATTCCGAAGATAATTGGAACAAACTAATATCAAAATATCCGCAAGCTAAACGTATACATGGAATTAAAGGAATTCATCAGGCTCACATAGAAGCTGCAAAAATCGTGTCAACATCCATGTTTTGGGTCGTAGACGGTGACTCTATTATACTAGATGATTTTAGTTTCAATTCCAATGCATTTGCCCTTGACTATGGCAGAGATGCAGTATATGTATGGAGAAGTCAGAATCCAATCAATAATTTAGTATATGGCTATGGAGGAGTTAAATTACTACCGACTCAGTTAACACTAACGATGGATACGTCCAGTGCCGACATGACTACTAGCATATCACCTAAATTTAAACTAATATCTCAAATATCCAATACTACAGCATTTAATACTGATCCGTTTAACACATGGAAATCAGCATTTAGAGAATGTGTTAAATTATCATCTAAAATAATATATGGGCAAGATGATAAAGAAACTGAAGAGCGGTTAGATATTTGGTGTAGCTATGCTAACGGTGAATTTAGTGACGAAGCATTATCAGGTGCACATGCAGGACGATCCTATGGACAACAAAATGCCGGTAACTTGCCGGCACTTTCATTAATTAATGATTTTGATTGGTTATTTAATTATTATCAACAAACTCGTTAGACATTGGAAAGACTTTATTAATTGCAATTGCACATGATTTTGCAATTTCCATATGCTCTGCTTGTGTACCATGTCCTGCTCTTAGACTAATATAATGAATCCAAGAACGAATGGTCCCGTTCATATATAATCTACTAACAGTATTACCTTCTGGTAATACACATCTAGCTTGTTCCTTAGCAATTCCGTTATTAATTGCCCAGGTATAAACATCTTTAGAATGACGAACTAATTCTTGTTGTTTTTCGAGCCACAATTTATTAATTTCTCTATGCTCTTCGTTAGTTAGATCTAACTCAACAGAATTTTGTCTATTTTTAGGATCTTGAAGTCTAGCTTCTCGAAACTCAAAAGATACATCAAGTTCTAAAGGATTTGCATATCGTTGACTAAATTCTTGAAAACTAAAACTACGATGTCTCAAGATTTGACGAGCAATATCTCTAGTAGTTTCGATTTCAATGCACGCATTGACCATTTCCAATGGCGACCAATGTTGATTGTTTATCAAATAACGAATAAGTTTTTCGCTTGTTTCTGTGTTAAACTGATTTGCAGGATTACTTACTCTAGCACAGTATGCAATAAGATCTTGTGCATTTTCGATCCCTAATTTTTGTAATTCTTCAGTTGGTTCTGATGACGAAATTAACTTAACTTTCATATAGTTTTATTTTTTAAAAATTTGTGAGTATTCTTTTTAATATCTTTAATGACTCTATCGATATCTAGTTTGAAATCGATATTATCAATTCTGTGTTCATAACTTTTTATAGTTTCGGATAAGACATTTTGCAATGATTCCCATCCTTCTTTCTTAACTTTTTCTGTAATTTTTATTTCCCAAGTACTGTTATCTTTGAAATTTATCAAAACTGCATGTAAATATCGGAGAGGTAATGTGTTAAATTTTATCTCTCCGAATATCTCAGGCCAGCTATCGATAACTTCTTTAGGAAGTTTCTTTCCTGTTTTTATCACGCCTTCTTCTTCTTGGCCGGAACCAACTCCTCGGCTAATCTTCTAAACTTAGCCGCTTCCTTGGCTAGTTTGTCTGCTTGCGAGCGATAATGTTTTGCTTCATCATCCGGCGAATTGAATGTTAATGGTTCTACTGATTCAGACTCATTCGTTACAGGTAACGTCTGCTCATCAGTGGTTATTGATCCAGAAGTTGTTCTAGAAAAATCTTCAGCAGGTGCTTCTTCGATTTCCCTCACAGATGCAACTTCTTTTACTTCCACCTTATCTTGTGGTGAAGGCTTGACATGCAAGTCGTCCACAGCAACTCCACGTTGTTCAGCAATAATTTGATTAAGTTCGGATAGTAGAACTGATGAACTAATAGTTGGAGTCATCACTACTTGATCTGTAGGAACTTTAACCAATTTTCCTTTTGCATGTAAAGATGGGAGCATTCGACTCCCATCTGGAAATTGTGTGCGATCTAATGCTTCTGCAAATTCATATGCTGTTTGAGCAGCATTTCCTTCGACTAGATTGATAAGAGCATTGTGATAGCTATCATCTAAACTCTCCGTTGGAATAACTAAGCAACTATATGCATCGCCCGGTAATGTTCTGAAAGCAACAAGCACTTTTCTGCCTGTTTCCTTCATTCTGCCAACGTGTTTTAGATTAACCATTTGTTTTCTGCGCCTCAGCTTGCTTTGCAACCTGATCTAAAAATGCAGATAACTTGTTATAAGTTTGCCCTACAGCAACCATTTCGTTAGGTTTAAATGCACCTCTTGAACTTGCAATGTCGATAATAACCTTCATTGCATTGAGGTCGTTGATCGATAAATCTGTGCTTTCAGGAGCAGCTTCCGGAGCCGCGCCAGGTGCAACATTGTTTTCTACTTCGTCTGTCATAATATCTCCTTTATAAAGTTAGTAGTTAATTAACTAATGTAATTATCTTGTATGCAAATGAGGACAAGCAATTGTGAAAAAACTAAGTTCTTTCTCAGATTCAAATCCAATGCGAGTATTGTAAACAATGGAGTTATTATGATCTAATGCAATCCCTTGCCCTATATAATATCGATTATTTAGGTTTGTCTTAATCCATGAATCGAGTAATCGTATAACCGATGGATTATATTTTTCTATTGTTGTGTATTTGAAATGAGGCGCGGCAAACTCAACCCTTCGAAGATTGAAGTAATTTAAAGGATTAGGTTTGCCGTTTTTAAGTGCCATTACGATCGAGCACCGAACTCGTAATAAGCATATTCACCAAACGGAGGTACAATAGTATTGTTACCATGAATGATGAAAACGGTGTCGCAGTAATTTTCATCACCCCATGAGTTCCACGGATATCCATCAGTAAACATGATAAATTTTTTAGGAATAATATCACGATCTTTCATGTATACCCAATTCGCATCAAAATCGGTTCCGCCACCGCCTTTAACTTGATAGTTCAAAAATTCATCAGAACTGTATCCGTCGAAATCTGCTTCGTTGTATACGTCTGTATCAAAGCACCACAATTTCAACTTAAAGTCTTTGTATTCATCCATGATTCCTTTGATTTCTCCTAAGAAATCCGATGCCTGATCATTACCGATTGAACCCGACATGTCAATAGCAATACAGATATCAATAGTTTCATCGAAGTTAGTACCTGGAAGAATCGCATTCATGTGCCAACCTTTACGATTTGGACGCATAAAGGTATAGTCGTTACGAATAATACTTTGAATTTGCTGACGAAGAATTTCTCGCCAGTTCATCTTCGGTTCAGTCATTTCCTTGATCATTCTTGCAACAGCAGCCGGCACATTTCCTGCACCTGCAGCCTGTGCAGCCTGCATTGTTGCTTCTCGAATTTCGTCTCGGATAGCCTTTAATTCTTCCTTAGTATAGCTCTGCCCATTAGGGTTGTTTTCCCAGTCAATGTGATCATCGAGAAGCTGACCTAAGGCGTCGAGCATATCGTTATCCATCTTTTCATAGATGTCATCATATACTTGTTCTGCACTCCAGCCGTAGTATTTCTGATCATGGAACATTTGGAATCCAGTAATACGATCACCGATACGGTCTCTTACTAGCTGACCATTTACACAGTAGTCAGCAGCCGCATTAAAGATTTTACGATCTCGTCCTTCAGTCCGGCCCATATGATCAAACACATTATGCAAAATTTCGTGTGCAATTACAAATTCAACATTCTTAGTTGTGAGATCTTTGAAAAAGTCTCTATTAAAGAATATCGACCGTCCGTCCGTTGCCGCAGTTTTACACCAATCGCTTCCGTCTTGAATTTTAAGCCGGGTAGCCATATTTCCAAAAAATGGATGGCGAAGCAGCAACCCTACTCGGGCTACAATAATTTTGTCAATAATTGGATCAACGTGTGCCATTTGTATTTCCTATTTGTTTATAATGTATATAGTATAACACCGCCCGGAGGCGGTGTCAACTAGGGCTTCGATCAATGCTTACTTTTCAGTAGCTTGTGAAATGTATTTGCCGAATTTATTGTGGAATTCATCAAAGCAATCAATTTCATCTGGATCCAACGGCAACTTGTAAGTTGACAATGCAAGTTTAGTTCCCATAATAACAAGTTCAGTTTCAAAATTATCCATAATGAAACGGAAGAAATGATTAACTTGATCATTCCAATCCTTGGCCTTCTTATCGCAAGAATCCTTCAACTCGTAACAAAGCGATACAGTCAACGAATACATCGCTGAAATTTCCTTTGATTCCATCTTAGTGACCTTACCCGCCAAAATATCAGTCGGATTGGGCATCTTGCTAGCAATCTTGCGATGTGCCATAAACTTAACAGCAAGACCTTCACCGATCGAACCTGAAGTAAGATCAGTAAGTGTGTTCTCGTCAGTGTCGTCATCGACTAGCAATTCGCTTACAAAACACCAAGAACGTGGAGTTGCAAAAGCACGAGATGCAGACTTAGGATCAAAATCGTAAAGATCCTTCTTGCTAAAAGTCAAGAAACCAAGTACATCCTTGTGGATCTTGTTTTCTGCCGCCCAGTCAAACCAGTCATCCCAATCAACCTGCATTTCGAGGTGAACAAAACGATTTGCAAGCGGAGCCGGCATACGATAAGTGACACCCTTATCAGTTTCACGGTTACCTGCTGCAACCATTACAACGTTATCAGGCAACTCATAAGTTCCTACGCGACGATTAAGAACAAGCTGATATGCCGCAGCCTGTACTGCCGGAGCCGCACTATTCATTTCGTCCATAAACAAAATGATCATCTTATGTTTTGCAGCTTCATCCTTACCTGGAAGTTCTGCAGGTGGCGCCCATCGCATGGTGCCATCGTTAGAATCAAAATATGGAATACCTTTAATATCAGTAGGTTCCCATAGTGATAAGCGAACATCAATTACATGAGCATCGAGCTCATGGCCGAGTTGCTTAATAATATCCGACTTACCAATACCTGGAGGTCCCCACAGGAAAATTGGACGCTTATTCTTAAAAGCCTTACGCAGAGACTTCTTTGCACCCTTAGGACCAACGGTGCGGCTAAGTACTTCACTCATTTATATTACCTATTGCAGTTGTTGAAAAATTGTTGCTAGTAATTTCTTACTATGTGTATAGTTTACTTTAACTTATAGATGTTGTCAAGACTGATTAATGTCTTTTTCTCGTTCATTTATTGCTTTGATCAATCCGTACTTTCGTATATCATCGGAAAATAAACAAAGTTCAAATGATTTCTTTTCAGAAAACACTATAATGCTACGACTTGTTATATGATATGGGCAATCCATATAACGTTCAAGAAAAATGATAGTTTGAGGACTTAATTCTATTGATTCAGTAAATGGTATTTCGTACGATTTGATATCCAACTCGTCCGTAAGAAAATCTAACCCTTCGTCGGTTAATCGTAGTGCAGTTTGTTTGCTAGCCCTATTGCATTGCCACCATTTATGAGAATACAGTTTGACATTTGCTTCATCGATACTTTTGCCCCATTGTTTTAGAAATATCTTTGTTAGGGCATCTCTTTCAATCATTTTCGTACAGTAATTCCGGATGTTAATTTATAAACTTCAAAGTCGGTAGAGTTAAATGTTGAATTTAATTTCTTGGCTAAATTATGAGCGTGTCCTTCATTGCTGAAACTTACTTTTTTATATTTAGGCCCAGGGTGACTTGTTAAGCTATGAAAACTTTTTAGATTAAACGGTTTACCTTTATAAAAGACAGCCCAGATTGCTTCTGCTTCAAGGATTTGTTCTGCTTTATAATTTTTCTTATTGACGTGTTCTAGTATTATACGCGGTTTTGGTCTTGACATGCTGACTCCAATAACTACGCATATATTTATCATATTTTACTGCTCGAAACCGCCGCCGTCCATTGATACAGATACAACTTCTGAGTCTACGTTTTTTCGAAGTGTATTGTACATGCTTTCGTAATCTTGATTTAACTTATCTAATATTTCAACTAAAGCTAAATTTAGTAATCTAGCCTGTTGAATATTCATTTTTAATTCTTTTGATTGTGCTAATTCACATGCTCTGAGAATATGAGCGAACTGTGTAATTGGAGTTAAATTAATCTGATTTTGCATTTGACAATTCCATTTTCATTTCATTCTCGGTTTTGAACGGACCTTTGTATGGATATCGTTCGATGGTAATAGCTTTTGGACAAAAACTTTTAACCCATCCTTTATCGAATTTAATTATATAATATCCTGCACAATATAGACTTTTACTTTGATCACTTTTGGTAAACAGAGGTAATTTTCTTCTAAGGTCGTACATGGGATTGTAAGGAGTTTTAGATGTAGGATATCCATGTACTTCCTTCGGAGCAGTTTTAGTAAATTTAATTTTTGGACTATTTAAGAAAAAGTCTTTACCAAATTGCTTTGTTAATTCTTCTTTTCTGTTAAAGAACAATTCGCCATCGCTATTACATAGTATGAATTTATTATTTTCTTTTTTATGTAGAGTAGCAATTCTTTCTCCGTCTTGCTCTACTACCCAATATTTTCCGTCGACAATTGGTTTAGCATGAATCTCAGTCATATTATTCTTCTTTAAATTTTGGTGCATCGTGTCGAGAATTGTAAACAGTTTTAATCATTTTTTCGTAACCGTCTTCGGTTAATATAGTTCTATAAAAACTTAATGCTTGTACCATTATAGTTCCCGCTATTTCGTTAGCAGAATGTTCTTCTAACATTAATTGATGAAACTTCATATACTTGTCGTATACACTTAGGTCTTTTTCATTAAAAATCATTTTACACCTGCGGATATTTTGCTTGGAATGGTTCGGCATAATGCTGGATAGAATCTGCTATTCTCTTCATATCAAAAGAATTACAGAACTTTAACATACGAATTCCAACTTGACTAATATCTTTAGGTTTTGAATTCTCGGTAATAGTTTCGTTAATTAGGGATTTAATATCATCTGGTTGATAGTTAAGATCGATCAATCGACGATTTCGTTCATAGTCTTCAAGGACACGATGTTCTACACCATTGTGATCAGTCCATCGTTGTAACATTAGATTATTCCAAGCATACCC